ATTCCAGCACCGCGGGTTCCAGCGGCGATTACAGCACGGCGGGGTCCAGCGGCGATTCCAGCACCGCGGCAGCCACTGGGGCTTATTGCAACGCAAAAGCAGACGGAAAAGATAGCATTGCCGTTGTAAACGGTGCTTGCGGTAAGGCGCGCGGCGCACTGGGCTGCTATCTTGTGCTGACCGAGTACGACGATGACGGCCGCATGATCTGTGCCAAAATGGCCCGCGTGGATGGTTCTGCCATCAGAGAAAGCGTTTACTATACCCTCAAAAATGGCGAGTTTGTGGAGGCCGAGCCATGAGGAAGCATTACAGCAAGCGCTGGCTTGAACAGCGCTGGGATGCAAGGCGGCCGGAACGGTTGGAGCATATCCAGATGAAGCGGCAGCTGAGAGAAAAAAAGGAGGGATGCGGCAGTGATGAAGCCGAGCATGGGAATTGCAGAGTGCTGCCAGATCATGCGTGATAACAACATTTCGGTGAGCGAGCCAATTTTTACTGGCATGATTCAGGCCGGCAGCTTCCCGGCATGGTCGGTGCCGTCTATTGACACCAAAAGCGCTGCCCCTCTGATCTCCCGCGCCGGATTTATGGCGTGGGTGAAGGACTTTTACAAACTTGAAAAGGTTTACACAAAGGAGGATCCCAAATGAAGATCAAATCCACTGTTTTGCACATCCTGGCCGCTGGCTGCGGCTGCTTGGGCCTGCTGTACGGCATGGGGCTGGAGGGCAACGCACAGGTGGGGGCACCCATCACAGACGGCCAGTTTATTACTGCCATGGTGCTGATCCTGGCAGCCATGGCCCTGATGCGGCTGGGCTTTGCGGCAGAGGACAGGGAGAGAGCCGCAAAGCGGCGCAAGTATGGCAAGATTAACCGCACCCACGCCCGTAACCCGGAGTATCCGGAGAATCAGGAGCGTGGGGCATGATGACGGCCAAAGAATACGTTGAGGACAAAGTCAAATCTTACACGCGTCTTGCCAAACGCTGTTGGCGAAAAGCCGAAGCCTCAGACGATATTGTTGTCCGGGCTGAATACTCCGCGCGGGCAAATGTCTGGGAGATGTGCGCCGAAGAAATGGACAATGTGCGGGAGATGCTGCAAGAGGAATCCGGGGAGATCACGTATGCCTGACACTGTCCACCATGTCATGTGGTACACCGTGTACGATGCAAAAAAGAAGAGCCTGCCCGTGCGCCAACACGGACAAGCCCAAAGGGTGATGAGTCTCGCCGACCATCACCACAAAAATAGCACAAAACAGGAGGTTTTACAAGTGGCGCTTTTAAGAATTTACGATGTGGGGCAAGAGCCGCCAGCGCTTGTTTCGCAGCAGCAATTTCCGGTTACTTCGGATGCAATTGTGATTGCCGATGAACTGGCAAAGAGAAAGCCCGAACGGCTGTACAAGGTGTTTGACGCCGATATGAACGTTGTGTATGCGAGGTGAATATTTATGCAAGACGAAAGCAAGAAGCACATTGCCAAGCGCGAACGCATCAAAGATCTTTCAAACAAGGCGGAGGGGATTTACTACTACATTGGCCCGCAGCACATGCTCTTCCGGCTTATCAACGCAGGAAATGAGTTGGCGAGCGAAATCAACCACGCCGTCGCTTACTTTACAGCTTTTGCCCAGAGCGGGACGCTGTACGATGACGGTGCGGGTGGAAGCCGGTCTGTCATTGATTGCATTTACCGTAAGGTAGGAAGCTTGATGTGCGATATCGACATCATTCATGCCGCAGCCGGCGCGGAGATCATGCCGGAGCCTTTCGATAGCATCGACCGTTGCTATGGTATTGAGTATCATTTTCTGTTGCGCGAAGCGGTTATAAAAGGACTACCTTCTGACTACAAAGGCCCACATCAAAATCCATATGTCGTAAATGTGGTCAGGCCATCCGTTGCTTACGATGTCAATTCATACAGAGACGCTTACGACGATGATTTCTTTGACAATTTCACCCGTGAAGAAGAGGCTCGCGATCGAAAAATCGTGTTTCACTGCACAAAATCCGACCTCTACGCTATTAAGCGCTATGCACATATCATCGATGTAAAATACACTGAGGAGGAAATTCATCATGCCTGAGACCAAAAACGAAAAGACTCCCGTTGAAATGCTTCAGAATCCCGCTCCTGCAGCAGAAACGATTGCCGCTGCTCCCGCTGCTCCCGCTGCTCCCACTGCGGCGCTGGCACAGCGCCCGCAGAGTTACGCGGAAAAGGTGCAGGGCTTGACCGCCGATGAGCGAATCTGGCAGCTCGCGAAGTCCAAGGCAGTCGCGATGGCGAACCTGCCGGACGGGATGCTCCCGCAGACATACGCCGGGAACATTGGCGCTTGCGCTATTGCCTGTGACATGGCCCAGCGCATGGGCGTATCGTATCTGTTCGTTATGCAGAATTTGTATGTCGTTTATGGCCAGCCCACATGGAGCGGCAAGAGCTGCAAGGCGCTGATCGACAACAGCGGCGAGTTTGCCGGGCGCACCCGCTACCGCATGGAAGGACAGGAAGGAACGGATAGCTGGGGCTGCCGTCTGATCGGTGTAGACAAGCTCACCGGTGAAAAGGTCGAAGGCCCAAAAGTCACTGTCAAGATGGCGAAAGACGCCGGGTGGTGGAGCAAGAATGGCAGCTACTGGCCCAAGATGACCGAAATGATGCTCAAGTACCGCGCCGCCGCCTATTTTGCCCGCGCCGAGTGCCCGGAAGTGCTGATGGGCGCAAACATCGACTATGAATCCGGCACAGGTGATAGTGCTGAGGAAGAGGCGCGGCATGCTTAACGTTGTAGCGATCATGGGCCGGTTGGTTGCCGACCCGGAACTCAAGACCACCCAGCAGGGCACCAGCGTCTGCCGCTTCCGCATTGCCTGTGACCGCAACTTTTCCCGGCAGGGCGAGCAGCGGCAGGCAGACTTTATCGATATCGTGGCATGGCGTGCACAGGCCGAGTTTGTGTGCAAGTATTTCCAGAAGGGCAGCCTGATTGCCATTGAAGGCAACCTGCAGACCCGTCAGTATCAGGACAAGAACGGCAGCAACCGCACCGCCGTGGAGGTCGTGACCAGCAATGTGAGCTTTGCGGGCTCCAAGACGGCAGACAAGCCTGCCACGGCGTCCTACGAGCAACAGACGGCAAATCATGTGCGGGAAGCAAACGCCGCGCACAGTGCCCTGCCGGCGGCTCCCTCGTATGAGCAGGGAAATATGGACGACTTTGCCACGATCCCGGACGATGGAGATCTCCCCTTCTGATTTCGCAAGCTGCGCTATCTGGCTATACGGGCTGGCAAAGAAGGAGGTGAAAGCGGTTGAAAGAGGAAGAACAGAAAAGCATAGTCATTTACAAATCATGGAAAAAGCCGTTGCGGAAATTGTCTCTGGAGCAAAAAGGCAGGATTTTTGACGCGCTGCTTGATTTCCCCGATATGCCGAATTTTGAGGACGACCAGAAGCTCGAAATGGCGTGGGATTTTATGTCCGAGGCGGTGGAATCAAATTCTAAAAAATGGAACGAAAGACGAGAAAAGAGAGCTGCTGCAGGGCGTAAAGGCGCAGAAGTTACAAACGGCAAGCGTCAGCAAAACGCGGCAAATCCGGCAAATGCCGACTTTGACGAGCAAAAACAGCAAAACGCGGCAAATCCAGCTGTAAATGGTAATGGTAATGTAAATGGTAATGGTAATGTAAATGGTAATGGTAATGTAAATGGTAATGGTATATCACCTAACGGTGGTGTATATAATAGCGCCGCCGCCGTTGACGTAGAACTTTCCAAGATCGTCCAACATTATCAGCAGGCCGTTGGGGACTTCCCGCGCTCTGCACTGGACAAGCTGCAGAAGTGGAGGCAGGAGTACAGCACAGAGATGATCTTGCTGGCGATTGACAAATCCACAGAAGCCGGAAAGCGCTCGTGGAGTTACATCAACGGCATATTGTCCGGGTGGAAGCGGGACGGACTGCGCACGCCGGGGGACGTGGAAGCCAACGAACAAAGCCGACAAGCCAGGCCGCGAGGCAAGCAGCCAACCGAGACCGTAGACGACCAGCTTGCCCGGGTGCTGGCGAAGATGGACAGAGAAAGAGGGTTTGAGACATGACGCGGGAAGACGTGGCAAAGCTGATCCGCATGAATTTTGTGCTGTACAAGCTGGGTTCCAAGCCTCTGACCGATGAGGAGATGCAGACCACCATCGATGTGTGGACGTACCAGTTTGGCGACTATGACGGCGATACTGTCAAGCGGGCTTTTCTGGCGGCGAACCGGGTATGCGTTTATCCGGTCACGGTGGCAGATATCTTCAAGCAGCTTTCCCAGTGTCTTGACCCGTCCGCTGAGTGGGAAGCTCTGGCTGTAGCGGCACGCAAGGCACAGACATTTTTGAGCTGGCGCAAGTTCCCGATGGTGACCGGGATTGACGAAAAGGGCGGGCTGCTGCGTAGTGACGGACAGAAAGAGCTGCAAGCCCTGTATGACCAACTTCCCCCGGCGGCAAAATCCTATGCCGGGAGCGTGGGAGGGCTTGCAGAGCTGGCTGAAATGCCAGACCTTACATACCGCCGTGCCGAGTTTTTGAAGCAGGCGCAGGCAGATATCACCACCGCCCCGCGTGAAGCTGCAAGGCTGCGGGCGAGCGAGCCGACAAGGAAGGAAATTGAAAAATGAGCGAATTTATCGACCGCGAAAAAGCCATCGCAAACATTAAAGCGGCATATTGCTGTGGCTGCGAAAATTACAACGGCGTAATATGCCGTGCGTGTCAGATTATGGACGCGATGGATGTGCTGGAAGACGAACCGGCAGTACCTGTGATTGATGCGAAATCCATGGAAAAGTACCTGACCGGCTGGAAAGACGGACTGGCCGGGAGCGGAAATTGGGGGTACTCATACGCAATCAGGGCAGAGCAAACGGTTCAGATGCTGGATACCATACTGACCCGCATTGGTTACATGCTCGAGGAAAACAGCGGGGTGCAGACCGATGGTAAAACTTGAGCCCTGCTTTCACTGCCCCGACCGGCACCCGATCTGCCACGACAGCTGCCCACGGTACGCCGAGTACAAGCGTCAGCTGAAGGAGCAACGTGCATACACGAAAACCAGGAATGCGCTAGAGTGCATCAGCAAGAACGCATTCAATCAGGAATTTTGGATGGGAGGAAGAAAGCGATGAAGGTGCTGATCGCTTGCGAGGAATCGCAGGAAGTCTGTAAGGCGTTCCGGGCAAAAGGTCACGAAGCTTACTCATGCGACATCCAAGAACCGTCCGGCAGGCATCCTGAGTGGCACATCCTCGGGGATGCTCTCAAGGCTATTGAGGGGGGCAAGTCGTGACGATGGACGGCGTAACGCATGACGTTGGCAAGTGGGACTTGCTTATTGCACACCCGCCTTGCACATACCTGTCGAACGCTGGCGCACGGTTCCTTTACCCGAAAGGCGTTCTGAACGAACAGCGATTGCGTAAAGGTTTGATGGCAAAGGATTTCTTTCTGCGCTTCTTGTGGGCTGATATTCCGAAGATTGCGGTTGAGAATCCGATTCCGTCATCCGTTTACTGCTTGCCAAAATACACGCAGACCATTCAGCCGTACCAGTTCGGACACCCGTTCAAAAAGAAAACGTGCCTTTGGTTGAAAGGTCTGCCGGAGCTTGAACCAACCGATGAAATTCCGCTAGAACAATGCGAAAGCACGAAGGTTGCCGGGAACTGGTTCAATCATGGCGGTAAAGACCGACAAGCGAACAGAGCAAAAACATTTCCTGGCATTGCAAAAGCAATGGCCGAACAATGGGGGTGAGCAGATGAAGCCGAAAACGAAATCTGAGCTGATGGCCGAATGGGCCAGCCAGCCCGACCAGCTCAAAAGAGAGCGGGAGGTCAAGGCTGTCCGCAAGGCGATGGACGACGCCCGCGCCGCGATGCAGGACGGCCTGACCCGGTACGTCAAGAAAAAGACCAAAGCCCGCAGCATGGCAAAGGCTGAAGCTGACCCCTTTGCTGAGCTGGAAGGCTGGGAAAGCATGGAGCAAATCCAGGATGCCTACGGCTATGGCGAGATCACCGCCGACAAGCGGGACAAACTCACCGACCTGTGGGAAGCCCGGGAAGCTGCCAGGAGCAGCCGCAAGGGCGTGGACAAGTACCACGACCTTGTGACGGAGATGCTGGAAACGGCCATCCGCCGGGTGGGCAATGAGTACGCAGATATGCTGTTTGAGTATGACCAGCAGCGCAGGGAAGCAGAAAAGCAGTGCGAGCAGCTGGCAATGGAAGGGATGATGAAGAAATGAGCAGTTCCGTAGAATATGCAAAGTCCGAACTAGCCCGCATCTCAAAAGATGGAGACGGGATGCAAGACACAATCAACAAGAACATCATTGACATTGTTGAGCTTTTCGCAAGTCAAGGACATAGCGGATTTACCGCTGGATATGCGCTGTCTATCCTGGAGCGACTTTTGCGTTTCAAGCCGATTACTCCGCTTACTGGCGAAGATGATGAATGGACTAATATGTCGGACGAAATGGGGCAAAGATGTTTCCAAAATAAACGATGCTCAAGTGTGTTCAAGACCACTGATGCACAAGGCAACACGATTGAGGTACACGACATTGACGCAATCGCTTATTCCGACAACGGTGGCCTTACATGGTTTACAAGTAGCCGCTTTCGCCAAAACGTGACGTTCCCCTATGAGCCACCTACGCACCCGGAAAAAATCTATATCGAATACACGGAAGATGTTCCGCTTGGCTGGTCTAGCGACAAGTATGAGATTATCACTGACGACAAGGAACGTATTAAAGCGTTGAGAACCAAGATGCAGAAGAAGCTTGATAAAGCTGAGGAGTCATCATGCACCTGACCCTCTACGGCAACCCGGTCACCAAGAAAAACAGCCAGCGTATCCTGTACAAGTTCACAAAGTTCGACAGAAATACCCCATTCATAGCCCCTAGCAAGGCCTACGTGGATTATGAGACGGACTGCCTGCGGCAAATCAAAAGGCCGCACAGCCCCATTTCTGCCCGCGTGAACGTGAGGTGCGTTTACTACATGAAAACCGCCCGCCGGGTCGATCTGGCAAACCTCATCGAGGCGACCACGGACATTCTGGTGAAAGCCCGGGTTCTGGAGGACGACAACAGCAAGATCGTCGCCGCCCACGATGGCAGCCGGGCGGAGCTTGACCGGAAGAACCCAAGGGTGGAAATTGAGATTGAAGAAATGGAGGAGTAAAATGCTTGATATGCTATTTGAAGTTGCAAGCACGCTGTTCATGGCAACACTTGCAGGATTTTTCATCTGGTTTGTTCTTAGCGATGGCAACCCAATTGAATATTTCAAGCGGTGGCTCAACCGCAACAAACCTTGCCTTTGCGACCGGTGCGTTTTCTTAAATCAAAAATTTGGGGCGTCAGAATCCGGATATCACTATATCTGCCGGAGAAGTGACAAAGACGAAGGATACATAAATCCGCCCGAATATTGCCACGATTTTGAAGAAAGGAGCAACAATGACCCGCACATGGATACCTGACACCGACACGACGAAGCCGGACAAAACCGATTTCCGCACTGTTAAGGCGTGGCTGAACCGCTACCGCGAAGCAGAGAAAAGATACTACTTGCTGTCTGACCGTCTGGCCGAAGCACAGGAGGCCACCCGGCACATTACCCAGAGCCTCAGCGCGGCCCCCGGCGGCAGCAAAGATGGCCAGAGCCTTGCCCGGGCGGTGGAACGCGAGGAGGAAGCGGAGCGCCGCGCTTATGAGCAAAGAGCGGTCTGCGACAGGCTGTTTCTCGAAATCAGAAACGCGCTCGCCCAGATCCAGAACGAGAAAGCATACACGGTGCTGTACAAGTACTATCTCGATTGCCTTACGTGGGACAGGGTCGCAAAAGATATGAATTATTCTCTGCGCATGGTCTATGTCTTGCGGCGCAAAGCAATGGAGGAACTGAGCCTTTAAAAACATTGCACTGTCATTACATTGCGGTTTCACTATTACATGGTGTAAAATTGTATCATCGGAAAAGCCAAAAGGCAAACCGATGCACGCAGCCTCCGAAACGTGTCCCTTCTTGGCATTTTCCTCCTTTTCTGCTTGCAGGTACCGGGCTTTGCTCTCTTCACGTTTCGCGGGCTGCTTCTATGCGATGCACTGACACAAAGGCAGCCTGCCGCTCATGAGAGACAGGAGGCGGTTCGATTCCGCCGTATCGCACCGTATGGCGCATGGACTAGACGACCCGCAAGGCCGCACGTGCAACCTCCCGTGCCAAGAAAAGGCCTTAGAATCCTTGCCAAGGTGTAGCTTTCCTGACAGGATGTGCGCCAACCAACAGCCCCGGCGGCGAACCGGAGCTGTTTTTATATGGCCGCCTGAGCGCAGTTTGGAGCGCGGCGCGTGTGTGTAGACACGGCTGGTTCGATTCCAAGAGCGGCTTTTATACTCCGGTAGCTCAAGTGGTAGAGCAGCGGTCTCCAAAACCGCATGTTGCAGGTTCGAGTCCTGCCGGGAGTGCTTGCGTGCCCTATGAGGGGGCCGCGCAATAGCGGGGCATCCGGCCGCGAAAGTTCCGGATGCAGCAGCGCCCACCGTTTGACGCCTGTCCAACAAACTGAATGCACGGGCGCTGCTTATATGCCGTCATAGCTCAATTGGAAGAGCGCCGCCCATTTAAGGCGGGACAACGTTGGTGACACCACGGGAACATCACTGCACAGCCAACCACTGCGCACATCCATTCCATGGGTGCTGGTTCAAACCCAGCTGGCGGCACATTCGATATTTTGACCGTTCGGATTTCCGGGCGGTTTTTCTTTTGCATGAGTTTAGAGAGGTGGTGGCTGTGGGGGCAAAACTGACAGACCGACAGAAAAAGAAAATCATTGCGGACTATGTGCAGCTCCACAATTACCGTAAAACTGCCAAGCTGAACAACGTCGCCGAAAGCACTGTGCGCAAGGTTGTGAGCGAAAATCCGGTATGTGCAGATTTGTGCGCCTTAAAAAAAGAGCAGAACACGCAGGACATGCTTTCCTACTTAGGCAGCAAGCGCGTGGAAGCGCAGGATCTTCTCGGGCTGTACCTTCAGGCGATGGCAGACCCTGACAAAATCGCAGAAGCGACGCTGCCGCAGCTGTCCACGGCGTTTGGGACCATCGTGGACAAGTTCGCTATGCTGGGAGACCAGAGCGACATAGAAGCCCCGGACGATGGTCTGCTCGAGGCTCTGAGCGCTGCCGCTGACCTCAGCCCGCCGGATGATGTAGACATGCTGCCAGAGGAAGAGGACGACCATGCGGAAAAGTAACGGATTCCGTTGGAAAGCCCTCAGCCAGCGGCAAAAGCAGGTCTTGAGCTGGTGGACATCGCAGAGTGCATACAGCGGTTACAACGGCATCATTGCAGATGGCGCTATCCGCTCGGGCAAGACCTTTGCCATGAGCTTTTCTTTTGTCCAGTGGGCTATGACCTGCTACAGCGGCCAACAGTTTGCCATGTGCGGCAAGACCATTGCCAGCTTCCGGCGCAACGTGCTGGGCACGCTCAAGCAGCAGCTTGCAGCCCGTGGCTACAACGTCAAGGAGCATCGGGCAGAAAACTGCATGACAGTCAGCAAGGGCGGCAGAACCAACGAGTTTTACTTTTTCGGCGGCAAAGACGAGAGCAGTCAAGACCTGATCCAGGGCATCACCCTTGCCGGAGCGTTCTTCGACGAGGTGGCCCTGATGCCGCAGAGCTTCGTCAATCAGGCCACAGCCCGTTGCTCTGTCACCGGGTCAAAGTTCTGGTTCAACTGCAACCCGGGCAGCCCGCAGCACTGGTTTTATCTGGAATGGGTACGCAAGTGCCGTTCCCGCAAGATGATGTATCTCCATTTCACGATGGACGACAACCTTTCGCTTTCCGAGGACATCAAGGCCAGATACCGCAGCCAGTACAGCGGCGTTTTCTATCAGCGCTACATTCTGGGCCTGTGGACAGTGGCTGAGGGCCTTGTATATGACATGTTCGACCGCAAGAAGCACGTTGTTGATGTGCTTCCAGCGCTGTCTCCAAAGAGCGCTTATGTGGCGTGCGACTTCGGCACCCAGAACGCAACGGTTTTTTTGCTGTTCCAGAAGCAGGCAGATGCAGACTGCTGGATTGTCACCCGGGAGTACTACTACAGCGGCCGGGAACAGAAGCGGCAAAAGACCGTGGGCGAGTATGTCACAGACCTCAAAGCGTGGCTGAACGGCCTCAAGCCGGAGAGGATCATTGTGGACCCATCTGCTCTGCCCCTGATTACGGAACTACGCAAGAATGGCTTTACCAAGACCCCCGCAAATAACGACGTCCTGAGCGGCATTCTGGACGTGCAGACCATGCTGCAGACCGGACGGCTAAAGATCCACAAAGACTGCAAGCACACGCTGGAAGAGTTCGGCGTGTACGCTTGGGACCCGGACAAAGACGATACCGTTCTAAAGGTCAACGACCACTGCATGGACGCTATCCGCTATTTCGTGCGCACAAAGCGCCTTGTAAAACTGAGGGATTGATTTTGAGCACTACATACACATTCCAGACTTTCCAGCAGGCGCAAGCCGCCGGGGAACAGCCTGATTTCATCCGGCGCTTTGTGCAGCAGCACTGCGCTTCCGAGCCCTACAAGATGGCGCTGGACGCCGACCTGTACGACGCACAGAAAAACCCGGGGGCTGAACGCTTCGCAAAGGCTTACGCTTTGATGCTGCAACGCCTATCCAAAAACACCAAGCAAGACATCCTACACCCCGATATGGTCAAGAGCAATCTTTTCCGGCGTCTCAACAAGCAGCGGGCGACCTACTCCCTCGGCAACGGCGTTGTCTTTGCGGGCGATGGCGTGGACAAGGACAGGCTGGGGCAGAACTTTGATGAGCAGATCCAGAAGGCCGGATATTTCGCCCTGATCCACGGCGAGAGCTTTGGCTTCTGGAACAACGACCACTTGGTGGTTTTCAAGTTGACCGAGTTTGCGCCCCTGTACGATGAGAAGACAAGCCTTTTGCAGGCGGGTGTGCGCTTCTGGCGGCTGAACCCGGACACAGATATGCACTATATCCTGTACGAGTTGGACGGCTTCACTGAGTACACGGAAAGCAAAATCGGCAATGTGATGCAGGAGACAACGCCGAAGCAGGCATACAAGAGCGTGACCGTCACCACACCCGGCGGCGGGCTGGAAAGCGTGGAGGGCGAAAACTACAGCGCTCTTCCCATTGTTCCGCTGTGGGGTTCAGACCTGCATCAGAGCACCCTTGTGGGGCTGAAAGCCTACATTGACAACACCGATCTGGTGATGTCTGGCTTCTGCAATGACCTGCAGGACTTTTCGCAGATCTACTGGCTGTGCGAGAACTTCAACGGCATGACCGATGACGAGCTGCAAGAGTTCCTTGTAAAGCTGAATCTGTACCACATTGCAGGCGCAGACACCAGCGAGGGCGGCAAGATCACCCCCTACACCACCGAGATCCCTGTGACGGCACGGCAGGCTCTGTTGGAGCTGCTCCACACCCGGGTGTATGAGGACTTCGGCGGTTTGGACGTGCATTGTGTGAGCGCGGACAGCACCAACGACCATCTGGATGCAGCCTATGAGCCGCTAAACCAGAACGCGGACGACTTCGAGGCGCAGGTCAAGCCGTTCATCCGGCAGATCTGCGCACTGGCTGGCTTTGACAACGCTATGCCGGCATTCAACCGCAGCAAGATCACCAACACGGCTGAGCAGGTCGCAACGGTGATTTCTGAGGCACCCATCATCGGGCAGGACGTGGCCATTGACCTGCTGCCAAACCTGACCCCGGAACAAAAGGAGCAGGCCAAGGCCGCGCTGATGGCCGAGAGCGCAGCACGGGAGACCGTGGGCGAAGGGGGAGAACGACGGTGATGAAACGTGATTTCTGACCGTGACCGCATCTCTACCCGTCAACTGAACCGCCTGCGCCGCCGTATCCTGCGGGTGTACGGCACTGCCCGCCGGGAGATGCAGAAGCAGCTGACCGAATTTCTGGCAAAGTACAAAGCGCTGGACGAGCGAAAGCGGGCGCAGCTGGATGCAGGCGAGATCACCGAGGACGACTACCGCATCTGGCTGCAAAATCAGGTCTTTCAGTCCGATTTGATGCACGCCAAGCTGGACGGAATCACGCAGACGTGCACCACAGCCCAAGAGACGGCCTACAAGCTGGCCCGGGACGAGCAGTACAATATCTTTTCCTTTGGCGCAAACTGGGCTTTCTACGAGCTGGAACAGGCCGCAGGCGTGACGTTCGGGCTGACCCTGTACAACACCGAAGCGGTCAAGCTGCTGCTGAAGAAGAACCCCCGCATGGTGCCCAACAAGCGCATCAAGAGCGAGAGCAACCGCACCTATGATGCCCGGGTGTTCAACCGCTACGTCATGCAGGGCATCGTGCAGGGCAAGAGCGTCCACGACATCGCCGTGCAGGCCGTCAACGGCATGGCAGACACGGAGATTCACTGGGCCATGAACAACGCCATCACAGCCCTTACCAGTGCCCAGAACGCCGGGGCTTTGCAGCAGATGCGAAACGCCCAGGCTTTGGGCATCGAGGTCAAAAAGCGGTGGAACTCCACCCACGACTACCGCACCCGTGAGATGCACCGCCTGCTTGACCAGCAGACGGCAGAACTTGACGAGCCGTTCAAGGTCATGGGATACGAGATTCAGCGCCCCGGCGACCCCAACGCAGCGCCGGAGATGGTCTACCACTGCCGCTGTGTGCTGTCCTCTGCACTTGGCAAGTATCCCCGGCAGAACGCCATGCAGCGGGACAATGTGACCAAAGAGACCACCCCCGTCATGGATTACACCGAGTGGTATAAATCCAAGGGCGGCAAAGAGAAAGAGCAAATGTGGTGGGCGGAAGAGCGAAAACGCAGAAAGGAGAACGCCAAGAATGAGTAAACGTGGCTCTGGAAGTTCGACAAGGGCAAGCGTTGGGACCGCCAACGAGCACGAGTTTGAATCTTTTGTAAATGGAAAATGGGTCACCGATTACAGCAAAATTGCGGCAGCAGAGACGAAGAAAGCCGCCGTTGTTGTGGACGGTTCGAGATACAAGAAAACGCATAACGATGTTGTGTCTTTTGTGAAAGAGCAAGTTGGCGTTGACCTCAACAAATATCGAAGTGGCGATGGTTCCTCTCCGTCTCACACCACATATTGGGACAAGAGTGGCCCAAAAGTTGCATTTGATCTAAAAGGGATGTCGTCGAGCGACCGCACAAAGCTTATGCAGCTTGCACAAAAGCCGTTTGGAGTGACGGTCGAACAAGGCGGCGCATGGATTGGCTTTGTTTCGAGAAAAAAGAAGAAAAAGTAAGGTTTGGAGGGATGAACCGTGATTCTGCCGATGGAAAACACCGAGAAGATGATTTTTCCGGGCGTGGGCAAGTATGGCATCCCTGAAATCAAGCCAGAAACGGACATCCGCATCGACAAGCTGGAATGGATCCCGGTCAATTATGCGCTGACGGCCAAAGACAAGGCCACAAAAGGCGTGCATTTTTACAAGGACGATTACCAGTTTGAACGGTTCTGGAACAACCCTGACAAATACATTCCGCTTTTGCAGCAGTTCGGCGCGGTATGCTCGCCTGATTTTTCGCTTTACAGCGATATGCCGCTTGCGGTGCAGCTTTTCATGCACTACAAAAAGCACTGGCTTGCGGCATACTGGCAGGCGCACGGCATCCACGTCATTCCAACGCTCTGCTGGTGCGGCGAGCAAAGTTATGAATGGTGCTTTGACGGCGAGCCCAGAAACGCCATCGTGAGCATTTCAAGCCACGGCACACAATCTGACCCATACGAAGCAGAGTGCTTTGCCAAACACTGCCGCAAGGCGCTGGAAGTGCTGCAACCAAGCAGTATTTTGTGGTATGGCAAGTGTCCGGCAGAATTTGACTGGAACGTGACCAAAATCAAGCCATTTCAATATGAAAGGAGGCACTACCGTGAGTAAAAGAGGTTCGGGCAGCTCCGCAAGAGCTGGCGGCGGCATGGCAACGCTCAAAGGAACTGAAAAACAGGTTGAATGGGCTGCAAAAATTCGGGAAACCACAAACAATGCGCTTGACGATTCCATTGCATTTGCAAAAACGCAAACCGCAAAAATGGGCAAAGACCGCGTGAATGCAGCAGTAGAATGGGCAGAAAAGGCCAAAAGAGAAATCAATTCGACCTCAAGCGCAAGCGAATTGATAGACACCATCGGCGCATACATCGGCAGCAAAACAGGAGAATCCGCAAAACAGTCCGCGCTTCTCGGAATCACAAGAACGCTCCAAAGCGGAACGGGAGACCTTGCCAAGAGACTAAAAAAGGCAAGAGGACTGTAAAAGGAGACACTACCGTGAGTAAAAGAGGTTCGGGCAGCTCCGCAAGAGCTGGCGGCGGTGGAGCTGGCGCAGGCGCAAAAGAAAAAGAGCTTTTTACTGTGGGAAAAGATGGTGTGCGGACATACGATGATTCGCAGAAAGAGCCAGGAAAGGAGTGGATGCTTTCTAAACATAGCAACGAAGCTATGAAAGCATTTAGAAGCCTGAGCGATGTTCATTGTGTGTGGAATAAAGGATTTGACGTGCTTGAGGGTGATAAAAAGCCCGTAGGCATGAAAAGAAGCCAGCAGTGGGACTATCTAAAAAACCACAACATAAACTCTTTTATTCTCAGAGTTCCAGAGGGACAAACAAAAAGAGCGCTCAAGCAAATGGAAGACTACGGCTATCATGTTGTTGCAAAACTGGCATCAAATTCAAAAGATAAGCGAATTTTTGATGATAACGAGTTTTATATGTCCAAAAAGAAAATGCAGCGGCTTGGATTGGATTTCAAGGTGGAAACCTACTGGAAAAAAGGATGGAAAGGCTGATGCATCGTGAACTTTAACTACGACATCAAATTTACCGACAACACCCCACGGCTGCTTGAGGCGTTGGACTCATGGGCAAAGCGGGTGCTGACCCTCTGGGGAATGACGGTGCATGACTACGCCCAACTGCTTGTGCCCACCGGCACGGCAGACAGCACGGGCATTGAGGGCTATGTGGGCGGTGCGCTCAAGCAGAGCCTGACCTTTGCCCTCGACCTTGCAAAAAAGACCGTGACTATTGGCAGCGACCTGTTTTACAGCCTGCTTGTTGAGCTGGGCACGGGAATCTTTGCCGAGAAAGGAAACGGACGCAAAACGCCGTGGGTCTGGAAGGACTTCAACGGCAAGTGGCACTTTACCCGGGGCATGGCTCCCCGTCCGTTCCTCCGCCCGGCGGTGGAGGATCACATTGACGAGCTGCGAGAGATCGCAGTGGAAGAAGCGAACAAGGAGGCGTAATTCATGAATTTGGAGAAAATGTTCAAAACGCCAAAAGAAAAGTTCCTGCCCGATGATGTGAAAACTGCGCACTGTGAGGCAGAAGACCTTTTCCTTGAGCTTGCAACGCAGCTTGACGCACTTCCTGAAAGCCGAGAAAAAAGTCTGTGTATGACAAAATTACAGGAAGCGAAGTTTTGGGCGGTCGAATGTATCACCAAAGTTGCGCGCAAAAACTAAATACTCAGCGGTTGGCGCACAGCGTCAGCCGCTTTTTTATGCCGCTTTTGCACAACTGGCAGTGCTCCTGGCTCATAACCGGGGAGTTGCAGGTTCGACCCCTGCAAGCGGCACCGCACCGGCAGCACGTCCGGCAAATAAACCTTATTGCCAAGCATGGCAGCCCGAGCAAGGGCAGAAAGGACTATCACATGGCACTCGAACGCAAGACTCTCCGGGCGATTCTGGAAGATGAAACGACTGACACCAGCGGCAAGCTCAAGAAAATTCTGGACGTGCTGCATGAGGAAACGGACACTTTGCAGAACCAGCTCGATGAGAAGAACGCAGCCCTCGCCAAAGCCGAAAAGGACCGCGACGCAGCCAACGGCGGCAAGCAGGCCGCTGAAAAGGCACTGACCGACTACAAGGCCAAGCAGACAGCAGCAGCCAGCAAGGCGGCCAAGACCGCTGCGTTTAAGCAGCTGCTCAAGCAGGCGGGCGTTCTGGAAAAGTACATCGACGACATTGCCGACGACTCCAAGAAGGGCGACGAATTTGCCGCCGGTCTGGAACTGGACGCCGACGGCAAGGTGAAAGACGCCGAAAAGCAGCTTTCCAGCATCAAAAACACATGGGGCGGCAAAATTGCCACCACCAAAACCACCGGCGCAAAGGTGGACAACCCTCCCACCAGTTACGCCGGGACTTCTCCCGAGGATTTCAAAAAGATGAGCCTTGATGACCGCATCAAGCTCAAGAACAGCAACCCTGAACTGTACCAGCAGCTCCGGGCAAAGTAAGAAAGTGAGGCTATTATATGGCACAGACTGGCACTTTTGGCGGCTTCGACTTCGACGTTGAGGTGTTTGGCGACTACATGGCCGAGCAGAACACCATCGACACCAGCATCGAGGCCTCCGGCATCATCAAGGACGACCCCTCCATCATGGGCCTGATCGGCGAAAAGGGCAACGTTGCAACCATCCCGTTCTACACCGAGCTGGACGCCACGGCGGATAAGCCCCTGAACAACGACGGCAAGACCGACAACACCCCCGCTGAGGTCACTGGAAACAAGCAGACCACCATGCTCATCCAGCGCATGAAGGCGTGGAAGTCTCAGGACTTCACCAAAGAGCTGACTGGCGCAAACCCGATGCAGCACATCGCAAATCAGGTCACACACTACTATCAGCAGGTCTGGCAGAATGTGCTTATGACCATCACGGACGCTGTGCTGTCTACTACCGATCTCAAGAAGCACATCTACGACATCACCAAGGTTGGCGATGGCAAAGTTACGCCGGAATCCCTGATCTATGCGCAGGAAGCCGCTTTCGGCGACCACGCAATGAGCGGGGGCCTGCTCATCATGCATTCCACTGTCTTTGCAAAGTATCAGGCAGCAAATCTCGTCGAGTTTGAAAAGTACACCACTCCGGGCGCTCTGTCTCAGGCTTCTCCGCTGGCACGCATCGGTGGGATGGTCGTGATCGTAAACAACGCCGTCACTTCCGCATCCATCACCGATGCTTCCATCAACGGCGGCAAGGCCACGACTGCATACAAGACCTATGTTCTGGGTGAAGGCTCTTTTGTGGGCTGCCGTAAGACCAACTACGAGAATCCCTACTACACCGACTACGACCCTGAAAGCAAGGCCGGCGTCCAGAAGCTGTACACCAAAGAGGGCCGAGTCATTCACCCCAACGGCATGAGCTTCAAGGTGGACAACGTTGCCGAAGCGTCCCCCAACGACACCGAGCTGAGTGCAAAGGCCAACTGGGAACGCCGCATGAAGCTGGAGAACATCCGCATCGGCCAGATGCTTTCTCTGGGCTAAAAATTCGGGGGTGACTTTGCATGACCGTCCCTGAACTGTGCGTTTACACGCACAATTTTTTTGACCGGGCGGACGACCCAATTGCCGGGGAGTTCATCTTTGAGCCGGATACCGTGCCTGCCGGGGTAGTGCCGGGGCAGTATTTCCTTGTGTGCGGATCTATCTTCAACGACGGTGTGCACAAGGCCGGGGACGGTGATCTGACTGCCGAGACCTTCAACGGCACGGTGCAGCCCATGCGTGTGCCGCCTGACTTCGTGGCGCTGGCTGAAAAAATCGACGCATACGACAAGGCACTCCCGGCCGGAGGCGTGTATGTGTCCCAGTCCTTTGCCGGGTGGTCCGGCACGATGGCTACCGGCACGGACGGCCTTCCCGCAGACGGCAAGACCCGCTATAAATCCGAGATCAATCAGTGGAGGAAGATGTGACATGGTCAACGCGTTCACTGCATCCACCGTGATGCAGAGCTTTACCCAAAAATACCGCTTTCAGACCCGCAGCTATGAACCGGACGGCGTGGGCGGCTTTGTTTCCAGCTGGCAGGACGGCCCGAAGTTTGAGGCCGTGGAGCGCCACGACACCACCGTGGAAGCTCAGGTAGCAGAGCAGGCTGACACCGCATCCACCTATACCCTGCTGGTCAACACCGGTGTGCCGCTGACCTTCCCGGACTACATCAAGCGGGTAAGTGATGGGCAGACTTTCCAGATCACCAGCGCAGCAGACGAAACCAAGGCCCCGCCGGAATCCGGCATGGGGCTGCGGGCCGTCAAGTGCAAAAAGGCGGTGCTGCCTTGATGGGACCGTCTGAGAGCATCAACCGGGCGCTGAACGCTTTTTTCAACGGCTTTGGCATCCCGGGCTATCTGGAAGATAACATCCCTCCTGCCGCTTCACTGCCTTACCTGACCTACAAGCCAACTATCCCCGGCGGGTGGAACGAGACGGCATCCTTCCACGCCCGGCTGTGGTACCCAAGCAAGGGCGGCAGAGCCCCCATTCTGCAAACCGAAGATACGATCAGCGCAGCCCTCGAGGACAGCACAACGCTTTCCTGTGAGGGCGGCGCTATTCTTTTGCACAAAGGCACTCCGTGGGCGCAGCCGCTCGACAACCCGCCCGAGGGTTATTTGTGCGAATACCTCAATTTTGAACTCACACGGTTTATACCGTGAGTAAAGGAGCAATATGGCAAGAAAATTTTCCAAAATTTCGCAGAAAGCGTTCGAATCCATGCAGTTCAACGCAGGCATCGTGGTCAACAAGTTTGATGTAACCGGCGAGACCGAAGTTCAGGACGCAGACATTATCACCGCCACCACCGGCGGCATCACCGCGACCTGCAAGGCAAACTTCACCGATCTGGGCGCGGACGTGGACAACGCCCAGAAGAACACCGCAGAGCTGATGCAGATCGAGGACTACGACTGCACGCTGGCCTTTACGGCCCTGAATGCCACAACGGACGTTATCAAGCTGGCGCTGGGCGCTGCGGATGTGAGTGACAAGAAGGTCACGCCCCGTATGACTCTCGACCCCACCGCCAGCACCGGCGACTTTAAGGACATCTGGTGGGTTGGAGACACGCTGGATGGCGGTATGGTTGCAGTCCGGCTGATGAATGCACTGTCCACCGGCGGTTTGACCCTGAAGACGACCGACAAGGGCAAGGGCAACATTGCAGTCACCCTGACCGGCTGCCCCCGTCTGGGCAGTGATACCGTGCCTATGGAGTGGTACTACAGCCCCAAGGCCGCAGCATAAGGAGGACGCCGCATGAAATTTTTGACAGAGCTGTCCGATGAAGATTTTCTGCGCCACTGCTGGCAGATTGCCGATGTGGCAGAGGAGGTCTTGGAAAAATCCAAGATCATGGAGCTGTGCAAGGTTCTGCCGGTCTTGACCGGCGAGGAAACGCCAGAGGAGCTGGAACAGAAGAAGAAGGAACAGGCAAAAAAGAACATTCAGGCTATGGCAAAAAGCTTGCTGTTCGACAATGCCGCTGCCACCGCAAAGCTGCTTCCGCTGCTCTATGAGCCGGACGTGGATGAAAACGGGGTGGTCGAAAATATCGGCCCGTTCAAGAAGATGCGCGCGGTGAAAGAGCTGCTGAACAACGATGATGTGATGGATTTTTTGCTCTGGTGTCTGCCGTTGGTGCTGGCGGGTACAGACGCCTGATTTCTTCCATCAGCCCGGACGCGCTGCGGCTGTTTGGCAGGCCGTACATTTTGCAGCACTGCCTGAACACTTTGCGGCAAGAGCGCATCACACTCAGCTATCAGGCGTACATGACGGACGCTCTGGCGAACCTTATAGGCGCGGAAGAGCGGTGGTACGACATGGTGTCCGGGCTTGTGGAAAACCGCCCACAACCGCCGCAGCCGTCCGCTGATGAAGTGATAGCACGCATTAAAAATGGCTTGAACGGGGGTGATGGAACCTGAAACTTTTTGAATTGAGCGCCACCCTCGGGCTGGACGACAGTGCCTACCGGCAGGGCGTGGAAGAGACGAAGTCTCAGACTAAGGCCGCTGTCTCCACCATGATGAAGGATTATAACCGGCTGTACAGTGAGGTCATTCACCTTACGGCAGCCTATCAGAAATCACGGAAAGAGACCGGGGAAACCTCCGAAAAAACTAAGGAATTTGCCCAGAAGCTGAAAGAAGCTCAGGCCCAACTCAATACCACGGCACAGGGGTTAAAGACTGCGGAAGGGTACATGAACAGCTTTGGGGATGCCGCATCGGGGTCCAGCAAGTCTCTGGCCGGTGCCATTGCGCAGGGCACGATCATGGCGGGCGTCTTCTCGAAGCTTTACGCCGCTGCACTCAGTGCCGCAAAGGGCTTTATCCAGAGCGGAATTGACTATAACGCCCAGATCGAGAGCTACACCGTTGGTTTTACCAATATGCTTGGCAGTGCAGAAGCTGCACAACAGGCAATTGACCAGATCCAGCAGGATGCAGCACGCACACCGTTCAGCGTGGAAGCTCTTACACAGGCAAATCAGCTGCTGATCGGCGCAGGTGAAAACGCCACCTACGCTGAAAAAACGATCATGGCATTGGGAAATGCCGTATCGGCTACAGGCGGAAGCAATGCGGAGCTGTCCCGTATGGCAGCCAACTTACAGCAGATTGCCAATGTCGGCAAAGCCTCCGCAATCGACATCAAGCAGTTTGCTTATGCAGGCATCAATATTTACGGTCTGCTGGCCGACTACACAGGCAAGTCCACAGCCGAAGTGCAGAAAATGACCATCAGTTATGATCTGCTGACGCAGGCTTTGCAGGCCGCATCCGAAGAGGGCGGGCGCTACTACAACAGCATGGACACCCAGAGCCAGACCATGAATGGCCGCGTGTCTACCCTGCAGGACAATGTAAAGCAGCTGGCGGGATTGCTGACCGGCGATTTATCCAGCGGCGTCGGCGTTGTAATCGGAAATCTGAATGATCTGATCGTAAAGGCGCAGGAAGCCTACAAAACGGACGGCTGGATTGGTCTCGCAGGCGCGATCACCGGCCTGACGGAGCCTATCAACACGGCAAAAAACGCTTTCAAGGACTTCGCGAGCAAAGCCACCACATGGCTGGATCAGCTGAGCTATAAACTCAACCGTTTTCTCGGAAAAGCGGCCACGGCTGACTTCGATACCTACGAAGAGTACGCGGATGCAAATAACCGGAAGAGTAACCGTAACCGTTTACGGCAGAATGCTCTTTCCGGCAAAAGCGTAAGCAATAAAAGCTGGTCTGAGCGTCAGGCAGAGCTGGCGGCAGCCAATGGCAGTGGGGGCAGCTCTATCGTCACCACAGGCGGTGGCGACGGCAAAAAATCCACAGGTAAAAAATCCACCACCGAAACGGTCATTTCGTCCATCTCCAGCACGGTTACAACCACCGCGCAGAATGCGCTGGGCGCTGTGACCACCAGCATCCAAACCCTTACCGAGAAGGTCAAGGACAGCGCGGGCAAAATTAAAGACCGCATCACCGAGACCACCACAACGACCGGCAAGGAGATGGTGAACGGCGTTGCCACGACCTTTAAACAGGTCGAGACCAAAGTCAACGGAACGGTCACAAAGGTCACAAAGACCTATGACGACATGTCAAAAACGCTGCTTGGCACCTTGACCAACGTCTCGGAAACCACCTTTGACGGCATCACCACAAAGGTGCAGCAGGCGGTGGAGAAGTACGCAGACGGAAGCGAGCATACCAAGAAGACCGTCACAGAAACCGGCGAGCGCATCGTGAACGGCGCAGCGGAGACCTACGAGAAGGTCGTCACCTATGTGGACGGCGTCAAGGATAAGGTCACAGAGACCGCAACCGCTATTGACAACAGCGTCAAGGGCGTGCAGAGCCGCATCGAGCAGTATCTGTCCGGCGCTTCCGAAGAGTCCGGCAAGGGCATTTTCGGCATTATCAAAAACATCGTGAATGATGCCAAAAATCAGGACTGGGGCGGCATCGCGCTGGATGTCACAAACCTAATCTGGGGCGAAGTGTCGCAGGGTCAGCGCGAAGTGATCTCCAAGTGGTTTGTTGACGCCATGGGCGCTGTCAACGAAGCCTATTCCGGCGGCGGTCTGAGCAATGCTTTTGATGCGGTCAAGGCCATTTTCGGCAACGGCATCACCAAGAATGCAGACGGTGTGACCATGGCAATCAAGGGCGTCACGACCGAAGTAAAGTCTCTGGGTGAGATCGTCAACGGCCTTGCCGGTTCCGGCGGCGTGGGCGGTGCGATCGGCTCGATCATCCAGAGCTTTTCCGGCATGGCAAGCGGCATCACGTCCGAACTGGGCGGTATCGTGTCCTTTGTCGCCGCGAACCCCATCCTTGCGCTGATCTTAGGCTTGGGCGCGGTCGCTGGCGGCATCGGCATTGCCGCGTGGGCAAACAGCCGGAAGAACAAATCCCCGGTCAGCCACTACCAGAGTCCCTTTGACAAGACCGGCGTGTATGACAGCCTGGGCACCTTTTCCACCCGCGCAGCCCTGCAGTACCGCGTTACTGGCCAGCAGTCCATTGTTGACCGGCAGACCAGCATTCTGGAGCGCATCGAGGGGATGCTGGACGAGCATCTGCCAGACATCGGCAAGGGTCAGGTGGTCATGGACTCCGGTGAGCTGGTGGGTGTGCTGTCGCCCCGCATGGCGACCAACGTAGATGCACGCATCGGCGTGACAGTGGAACGGAAAGCGAGGGGTGTGTAATGGCAAAGCTTCTGGGGGCAAAAATCGGCAATTTTCACACCCTGACAGATTGGGCCCTGTACCTCAAAGTCGGCAGCCCGAAAATCTCCCCTCCGGAGACGGACGAGTACCTTGTGCAGGTGCCCGGGTCGGATACGCTGCTCAACCTGACAAACGCACTGGACGGACGACCGCACTACAAAAAGCGCACCATCACCATGGAGCTGCTGTGCACCGCACCGAAAAAGCAGTGGCCGGCCATCTACAGCGAGCTTGCCAACGCCATCCACGGCAAGTGGCTGCAGTGCAAGTTTGACGATGACCCGAGTTTTTACTGGGAGGGGCTGTGGTCGGTAAACATGGATAAAGACCGGCTGTCCAGCACGGTCACGATCACCGGCACCTGCAGCCCCTTCAAGCGCAGCGTTTACGACGGAACGGATGACTGGCTGTGGGACGACTTCAACTTTGAGACGGACACCGTGCGCAACTACACGGATCTCCCGCTCAAGGCAAACGAAGACTACACCCTCACCGTCACCGGCGCACCCCGGGCAGCGGGCATCTACTTCAAGCGCAGCGAGGATACCGCTGACATCGCGGTCTCCCTCAACGGCTTTGAGGTGGGAATCCTTGCCAAGTCCACCGAGTGGCAGTACATCGAAGGCCTGCACATGCCGGACGGCGTGGTGGGCACGCTGGTGTTCGCCGCTTCGGCCGACTGCAGCATCAGCATCAAGTATCTGGGGGCCAGCTTATGAGCTACAAGATCTATGCCGGCATCCAGACCGGCGTTGATACATGGCAGACCAAGACCTGCATCTATGACCCGGCAGATTACTCCGAGACGAAAAAGCTCATCAGCCCCACCCTCACCCGGGAAGCGGGCAAGGCCGGGAGCCTTGAGTTCACCATCCCGCTGGGCAATGTGGCGCACTCGGCGCTGCAGAAACTCCGCACCACCGTCTCGGTGGAGCAGGACGGCGAGGTCATCTGGGAAGGCCGCCCCATGAGCCACGAGCAGGATTTTCTGCTCCGGCAGAAGGTCTACTGCGAGGGCGAGCTTGCCTATCTCAACGACAGCCAGCTTTCCCCGTACACCGCAAAGGGCGTGTCCATCGAAAACTTTCTCACCTTCCTGTGTGCGAACCACAACCAGCAGGTGGACGCATACAAGCGTTTCGCCTGCGGCAGCGTGAGCGCCGGCGAGCGCTATCTTGTGCCGGTGCAGGACGGCTGCTATTTCAAGCAGGGCGATTACAGCTACGATTCCGACGACAACCGCATCTATAAATGGGACCTCATGTCCAGCGCCGGAAAGACGATGGTCGGCGCCTACTATGATGACGTCAAAGGGCAATCCGGAAAGCCGGACGCGCTGAGCTGGCCGGTCGGCGAAGATCACTCCCACTCCGGCGGATATGAGGGCGGCATTGTCATCACCCGCACCGGGAACAACAAATTTTCGGTGCGGCTCAATGCCGTGTATTCCGCAGACGGAAAGACCTTCCGCCCAAGCGTCTCCATCCAGACGGCTACCATCGAGAGCGCCCTGTGTACGATGAACTTCGGCACGCACGCGGCCTACTCCGTCACGGCGTCCAGTCTTTCTTCGCGGATCTCCATCCGGAAAAGCGGCAGCGGCTACACGGTGACGGTCAACGGCAGCGCTGACCCGAACTTTACCGTCCGGGAGTTCCCCGGCCTGTACGATTTCGGCGACGGCAAGAACTACGGCGGCACGTGGGACACCCTGCAGGATGAGCTGGTGGAAAAGTACGGCGGGTATCTGGTCGTGCGCCGCAGCAACGGCACCCGGTATCTGGACTATCTCAGCCAGATCACCGAAAAGAACCCTCAGCCTATCGTGTTCGGCACGAATCTGCTGGATCTGACCAGCTACGTCAAGGCCGAGGATATCGTCACCCGGGTCATTGCCGTGGGACGCAAAAAGAGCGGCTTTATGTTCTGGGAGCACGTGGACACCCTCACGGCCACTGCCAACGACACGACGGCGCAAAAGCTGTTCGGCATCATCACCAAGGTGACCGTCATCGACGGCACCGAGAGCACGGCGCAGTCCCTGCAGGACGCAGCGGATGAAGAGCTGGCGAACAACCTGCGGTATCTGGACGGCATCACGGTGAAGGCCGTTGACCTGAAGGACGCCGGCATCGACATCGGCCGCATCGGCTTTTGCAGGATGACACACATCTACTCCAATCCGCACGGGGTGGATACGTGGCTGCTGTGCTCCAAGCTGGTGGAACCGCTGGATGCGCCGGACAAGAAAGAATTTACACTGGGCGTCGAGTTTTCCAGCATCAGCGACCTGCAGGCGCTGAGCGCCCGGAAAGCCGGCGACGCCTACGACCTGAGCCGGACGCTCAAGGGCTATGTATCCGCAAAGGGGTGAACCGATGGACAAAACATTTGACGAAGCCATTGCCGGCGTTCGCAAGGCAGAGCGCGGCGTGGAAGTCCGCGAGGACATCGCGCAGGGGATGGAGTACGTCAAGCAGTACGCCGAGGAAGTGACAGGCCAGCAGCAGGCCGCTTTGCAGGCCGCTCAGACCGCCACCGGAGCAGCCAGCACCGCGACGGAAAAGGCCGCAGCAGCTGCAGAGAGCGAAAGAATGTCCAAGACTGCCGCCGCCAACGCGGGCAAAAGCGCACAGTCAGCGTCCGCAGACGCAAAGAGCGCGGGAAGTTCTGCCGCTTCTGCTGAAGAAAGCGCGAACAGGGCTGCGGCCATTGTGAGCACCGACAAGACGCTGAGCATTGAGGGCGCCCCGGCTGACGCAAAGGCCACCGGTGACGCGCTGGCCGAAAAAGTGGACAAGGATGTCATCCTCGACTCTGAGGGCAACGTGATTTTCTACAGCAAGAGCAAGGTGGACGCGCTTCTGAAGGCAATGCAAACCACGCTGCAGCAGCAGATCAGCGCGGCATCCGCGATCACCGCCAGCGGTAACGGTTATATCCGTTTCTCGGACGGCACGCAGATTTGCTGGAATACAGCGAAGCTGACCAACCGGAACACCTACCATGTTTTCGCGTTCCCCGTGCCGTTTGTCGATACTACTTATGCGGTTGCTGGCATGAAAACTGCATCAATCAGTGACACGAGTTCCAATGACTTTTACGTTAACAAAAAAACAACGGATAGAGTGGAAATCAAAGGTGCTTACAACCAATACAACAATGACCCGTATAGTACCTTGATCGTAATCGGCCGCTGGAAATAAGGAGGTGCCTACATGGATATTACACTCGGGTATACCATTGCAAAGCCCGTTATGACGCAGGACGAGTGCGACGCCTACACCGCCATGGCGCAGGCCGTGACAGCCCACAATGCCGCCTGCGTGGTGGGTGACGCCCTGTGGACGATCAAGGACGGCGCAGACTGTTACACCGTGGTCGAGGACGGCACAGTGCGTGAGCCGACTGCCGAAGAGCTGGCCGTGCAGGAGGAAGAGCACAAAAAGGCCGAAGCCCGGAAGAAGTTGCCGGAAACGGTGGCGGCGCTGCAGGAAGATAGCAAGACGCTGAAAAAAGAAAACGAGATGCTCAAACAATGCTTGCTTGAAATGAGCGAGATTGTGTATGCATAAAATCACACAAAAAATC